GCAGGAGGACCAAAAATACGGCTTAACACTACTAGGAGTGCTCTAATTCGTTTCATGTACTTCTCCTATAAATTCGCAGCATAGAAACATTGTAACATCAAACGCAACTGAAGTCAACCGATAAATAACTGTATGAAATCGCACGAATTTATACCTGAAGCGCACCTGACTGATCCTAAGGCACAGCCGAAACCGGCTTCGCAGATGAAGCCGGCCAATGGCAAGCCGAGGAACGGTGCCTTGCCGGTAAAAAAGACTAAATAAGTGTAGTTCGCGAGGCGCCAACCTCCAACTACTCTAGACGAACCAGGAGATTCATATGTCCAGCGACAATAATACTTATTACGTTTACGCGTATGTACGCAATAAAGACTCGAAAACAGCAAAAGCAGGAACACCTTACTACATTGGTAAAGGTAAAGGCAGGCGGGCCTATAATAAGCATCGAGACGCAGCAATGCCGTCGGATAAATCATACATTGTATTTCTCGAAAATAATTTGACTGAGTTAGGAGCATTCGCGTTAGAGCGCAGGATGATATCTTGGTTTGGTCGCAAAGACTTAGGAACAGGAATATTAAATAACCGAACAGATGGTGGTGATGGAATTTCTGGACATCGCTTCACCGAAGAAGCTAAAGAAAAAATGAAATTAGCTTGGACAAAGAGAGCGCCTGTTACTACAGAAACACGAAAGAAGATGTCAGAAGGGCAAAGAACTAGAGCACCAGCAACTGAAGAAACTCGAAGCAAGCTGAGTCAATCCCTTAAAGGGTACGGAAAAGGACGAAAATTGACAGATGAGACTCGGGCTAAAATGGTTGCTGCTAGGGCCAGAGCGTTGCCCGACTCGGAAGAACTAAAAGCTAAGAAACGAGCAGCAACTAAGAAATGGCATGCTGATCGCAAAGAAACTTGCCCTAAGTTTGTATGTCAATCTTGTAACAAGATAATGAATAACTCGTGGAACTATACCCAACATACTAAAAGATGCGCTAAATAGTAAATAATGGAGAAGTAATGTGCCTCGTATCTCGATGTGGAAAGAAAAGAAAGGAAGCGACTATTCTTTTATAGATAAAACTATAGCAGAAATGTTTACCATCGGCGGAACTGGCATAAATCTTCACCGATATTTAGGTCCAATGCCGCAAGGTGAATCTACAGATGCTACATTGCCTGAATATGAAACTCAAAGCGAAAACAACATACAAGATCTGCTGTTTTTAGAAAACAGAGATCGCAAGTATGATCCAGATGTGTTCCTTATGCGTGGTATCTATCAGCGTTCAGACAACGACTTTGATCTAACACAATTCGGCTTGTTCTTACAAACCGGTACAGTAATGATGACATTCCACTATAACGAGATGCTTGCTACTATCGGTCGCAAGATTATGGCGGGAGATGTGCTCGAGCTAATGCACCTTAAAGATGATGACGTAAACGATGTGCCTGCTGCTCTAAAGCGATACTATGTTGTAGGCGATTGTGCTTGGGCAGCAGAAGGTTTTAGCCCAACTTGGTACCCACACCTTTGGCGTTGTAAGCTAAATCCGTTAGTAGATAGTCAAGAATACAAAGATATTATGAAGACTATCAAAGTTAAAAACAACTTGGGGCCAATGGGGACGAGTTTGCCACCGGAAGGATCACCGTTAGTCGATATTATGAGCAACTTTAACAAGGTGTTAGACATCAACAATGCTATCATTGAACAAGCAACTGCTGAGGTTCCAAAGAGCGGATACGATGTTAGTCACATTTATTCACCGCAGTCGGAATACAATGGCGACCTGGCTCGCGCTGCGCTAACTGCCGATAACCAGATTATATCCTCTGATGATTCTTTAAGTGCCGACAATGCTACCTACAGTCCTACTACTTCGCAGAATCCATCAGGATATTTAACTGGCGATGGATTAGCGCCAAACGGATTGCCTGTTGGCGCAGGTGTTGCTTTCCCAACTAACGCACAGTTAGGAGATTATTTCCTACGGTTAGACTACTTACCAAATCGTTTGTTTAGATATAGTAGCAATCGTTGGATTAAAGTAGAGGATAATGTCCGCACTAACTTGACTGCTGGAGATCCTAACAACCAGACGCTGCGCAATAGCTTCGCTAACAACGATGACACTAATACACTAAGCCACGGACATACCGTGGACGGACGTCAGGGCCTATCCAAAGCATTACGCCCTGAAAGTGATTACTAAGGAATATTGATGAGTCTTAATACATACGCATACGACGGGCAGATTCGACGCTTTTTGTATCAGTTTATCCGCATAATGAGTAACTTTAGTGTCGAATTCGGCAAGGATCGTGACGGAAATACTTCGTTGCAGCAAGTACCTGTCTTTTACGGAGATCCGTCGAGACAAGCTGCTCAGATTCTTCGTGGCAATTCGGAAAACACGACGCCCGTTGTTCCTGCTATGGCGTGTTACATCTCGGCCATGGACTATGATCGCACAAGAGTACAAGAGCCTTACCATGTTAGCAAACTAAACATCCGTATGCGAGACTACGAGCACCCTGTTACCCCCGGGAACGAAGGGACTTGGGGTCATGCGCAAGGCGATGCCTTTACTGTAGAACGACTAATGCCTGTTCCGTACAAGCTAACGCTAAAGGTTGACATATGGACAAGCAATACTGAGCAGAAGCTACAGCTACTCGAGCAGATGCTGCCGTTGTTTAACCCTGCTCTTGAAATACAGAGCACAGACAACTACATTGACTGGACAAGTCTAAGTGCCATTTACCTTATTAGTCACAGCTGGTCGTCAAGACAAGTGCCCGGTTCTTCGATCGACGACGCAATGGATATTGCTACTCTTACTTTCGAACTACCAATTTGGTTGTCCTTACCTGCTAAGGTTAAACAGCTTGGGGTTATACACAAGATCATCGCAAGCATATACGATGCCAATGGTGTACTCCTCGACGATATCGCCGACTTCCCTCAGCAAACACTAATGGCACAGAGAATCATTACTCCTCTAAACTATGGAGTGATCTTAACTAACGGTGTGTTAGAATTATACCGCCCAGGAGACATTGTGACCGAAACTGACGACGACATTGACGTTGAAGGTCCGCAAACATACCATTGGCTAACGCTAGTTAACATGTATGGTAAGAAATTGATAAACGGTGTATCTGAGATTAGGCTGGATCAACCAAACGGCACTACTGTTGTCGGCACAGTAGCTTATCACCCAACTAATCCAGCTTGGCTACTATACAACCCTATCATTGACACTAACCCAGGAAACACTATAACCGCAGTCGATGCTATTGTTAATCCTTTTGCCGTACCAGTGGCAGACTTCTTAACCCCGGCAATTGGTACCAGATACTTGATCTTAGAAGATATTGGATCTACTACTAATACCGAAGGCGCAATTGCCTGGAGGGGAGCAGACAATAGTGATCTAATAGCAAAAGCTAACGACATTATTCAATATGATGGTAACAAGTGGTTTGTAGATTTTGCTGCGGCCGCTGAGCCCGACGTTAAATATGTAACTAATGCGAGAAGTGGAGTACAATACAAATGGGTAGCAGTGGAACAATCCTGGATGAAGAGCGTGGAAGGGCAGTACGAGGCAGGGCAGTGGACAATGGTGCTCACAGCATAACTCCAAAGCTGTCTTGCGGCGCGTTAATTTACAGCAAAGCAACAAATCGATACCTATTCTTACTGCGTAACGGAAGCAGATACGCTGGGTCGTGGGCTCTACCTGGAGGCAAAGTTGAAGAGGGAGAGCGTGTAGTAGAAGCTCTGTATCGTGAGATGCGAGAAGAGCTTAGAGCCGACCTTAGATACAACAAAATTGTTCCGCTTGAGACCTTTACAAGCGACAACCACAGCTTTGTTTATTACACTTATCTAATTCCAGTAGAGGACGAGTTTGCTCCTATCCTTAACGAAGAGCACTGTGGCTACTGTTGGGTTCCTTTGTCGGCACATCCGCGGCCACTACATCCGGGCGTGTGGCGCACGTTTAAATTTAAAGTAGTGATTGATAAGATCGCTACGTTAGAGAAACTTCTTCAGGTGCTCTAAGACTACCTCAGGTTTAACAAACGCCTCGGGGATAACTTCTGCTTGTTCCCACAACCAGAATTGTTGTTCTCTAAAGTACGGGAACCAACACCCTGGTCCGATTTCTCTCTTGTTAAACAGATTAAAATTTTCTGGGTGACCAAATATCTCTGGATTACTTTGCCCAAACAAGACTATACCTTTCTTGCCCAGGTCCCAACAGAAGTGCTGGAAGAAAGAATCTACTGCTATCCATGTCTTACATTCGCCTACTAACTTTGCTAAATCGGTCAGAGATAGATTTGTTCTAAAGTCAGGCACTAATTGAATTTCTCCTTGAACGCCGACTTGGACAATAGGTTCATCAATGAGCGGGATTAATTCTTTCCAGCATGGATAGTCCTTGGGGTGTGGCTTTCCGTTACGCAGTGGTCTGGCATAAGGGGATATGATAATCATGTTCTCTCCAGGTACAGTTTTCTAAACGCCTTTTCCAAGGAGTCTGTCCAATGCCATTTATCCATTTTCATGTAGATATTCCACTGGTCTGTATTTCCGAACAGGTCCCTTGCTTCCTGAATCGATCGCCCCGGGATAATCTCCGGATAGCATGTAAATAACACAGGGTTCTTAATCTCCGGTAACACCTTCTTAAACACTAAGTGGTCGCCCATTCCGTTGTCTAACACTACGATAGTCTTATCTTTAAACTGCATGTAGTTTTGGAATATCTTCTCGTCATGGTTAAACATTTCTTCAGTACCAGTTCTGATTCCACCTTCTTTATTCTTTAAGTGCCAAGTAACTGCGTTCGGAACTACAATTATCTCATATCCTTTTTGTCGTAGCCCGTAAGTAAACAAAGTCTCTTCTCGGTGAGCAACTCTCGACAGGGTTAAGTCGTAATCGTGTATGCCGGCTCGATACACAAACGAGCAATGAAGGTGATCTACTCTTACTGCCTGTTTAATGTAATCCCATTGCATGTTAGGCTCGTCGTAAATGTTATCAACCAGACCTGTTACAGGATGGATAATAGGAAAAACTGGAGGTGTTAAAATTGAGCCTCCGATAGCACCTACTGAAGGAGTGGCGTGTATCATTAGATTTTCTAATACATTATACTCAGGAACGCAGTCGTCGTCAATTCTCCAAACCCAGGTGTATCCGGCATGATTTGCCTTCTGATGATTATAATGCTGGCCTTTTCTTTCAGCAAACACTACTTCCCACAATATCTTCTTAGCATCTAAAATTTGAAACAAGTATTGATAATGTTGTATCTCTCGAAGGTCTTTTGGATTATCATTATCGTCGTAGATGATTAGCTTGTCAACTGGTTTCGACTGATTTATAACTGCCTGGATAGCTAACGCCAGCGTCGTATCGTAACGTCCGCGTGTGCTTATTGAACACAGGATTGGCTCTTTCATATTCTTGCCCACCTCTCTACATATACTTCTATTAGACCGTCGTCATTATAATACTGGAACTGATGTACTTTTCGGAATCCGCAGTTGTCAAACATGGCTCTGATCGTGCTTATGTCACCGTATTCGCCGTGTAACTCGACCAGTATTGTTTGGAACTTTCGTAGTGTCTCTGGCTGAACATATTTTAAGACTTCAAACTCGCTTCCTTCAACATCTAACTTTAGTATTGCGTCAGAAAATCCTTCACTAAGTTTTTCTAATGTAATTGTCTTTACTGGCATACCGATCTCGGCCACACGAGACATAACCCCGTGATGCTGGATCGAAATTGTATCGTCGTTTGTTGACCAGGCAGCGGCGTTAATAGCAGTTACATTTTTCATTCTCTTGGCGTTACTGTTTAAGGTACCGTATATGACCGGGTTAGCTTCAACTGCTACTACTCGATTGGCTCCACCGTTCGTCGCATAAAAAGAAAATACCCCAATGTTTGCTCCAATATCTAACACGTCTTTTCCAACAAACTCTTCCGGAAGGATTCCGTATTCTTTTCGATCGAGTATCTCAAAGCAGAGTTGTGTGTCTTGCTGTTCTAAGTCTGCCCTAGTTAGCTCAGTTAGTCCTGGCTTAATCGCTTCTACGCGGAAATTTGCTTCTGGGTGTGGTATCTGCTCGTCCATGAATACTATGTTTACAAACCCTGCGTTCGACATGTGATCATATAACGACTGAGGCCACCATCCAAACAGATGTGGGCTGGTAATGTTATCTGGGCCGCCTTCGTTAGTTGTATTTACACTTCCGTAGATTGCGTTTAACACTCCATACCTGCCACCTGTGTCTGACTTTAAGAACTTCTCGCACAGCTTTTCAATGTCTGGCATTTCCATTATTATCTTGCCACCGGGCTTTAATACTCGTAACCACTCTCGCAGGATGTCTGTGGAATGGTAAGGGTTAAGGTGCTCAAAAACATGCGACGCTAAAATCTCAGTTACTGAGTTATCATCAAAGTCTAACTTTGTGATATCCATCTTAATATGCGCTCTCTTGTCATATAAGTCAACTGACAGATAGCCAGGATAGTCAATCCCGCCGCCGCCGAGGTTCAGCTTGATATCTTTGTTGTATTTTTTACAATTAATGTGTCCGTTGCGCTTGATGATCCAGTTTGTGTATTCTGGGATCTCTGAGAACGTCCTGTTATCTTTATGCCACATCGGATACAGTCCGACGTTAGTGTGTCCGTTGTAGGTTGTTTTATCTATACAAATAGCTTCATATCCTGCTGCTCTTACGCGGCCAGTGTAGTCAATGTCTTCTCCGCCGCCGGGGCTGTAAATTTCATCGAGCAACCCGATCTTGTCTATTACTTCTTTCTTTATCATTACACAGAAGAATATTAAGACTGGCATATTCGCATAGCGGTCAAACAGTTCCAGGGGACCAGTCATCCCCATCGTTTTTTTTGCGAACGGTGCCTCTAATATTTTTAACCAGTCGTTCTTAGCTGATGGTAAAATCTGCGTGTCGTTGTTTAGCAAGACCACGTAGTCACCAGTGGCTACCTTGATGCCTTCGTTTGTAGATTTAGTGTACCCGCTTGGCTCTTCAATCCAGATTAGTTTAAAGTGAGTTGGATCTAAGCTTTCGACATACTCTTTAGTATTGTCGACGCATCCGTTTGCTACTACGATTACCTCGACATTGTCCATGTCAGTGAACTCGAGGATGCTCTCTATACATGGCTTAAGAAGATCGTCACAATGGTTGTACGTTGGTATTACAATGCTGTATTTCACTTTTTTCTTACCCCATCTTTCGTATAAAATTTTTCTATTCTTAGCGATGATTGGTTCGTCTGTAACCTTGTCCATCGTTTGTACTTGCCCAGAGTGATACACTGGGAAATTAATTGAAAACACACCATTCTCATACCGTTTATTCTCATTCTTTTCCGGTACCTCAACGCACTTGTATCCAGCATTCCATATCTTCATTGACACATCTGAATCACTTAGGTATCCAGGCATATAAATCTCGTCAAACATGCCTATCTCACGCAACAGGTCTGCCTTGTACATTGTACAACCAGAATGAAGAACTAGACCCATGTCTGGATATTCGTTAGCAAACGGACTCGTTGCTCCTACTAACGGTTGGGTATCAAATGGCTTCTTTAGAATGTTTATCCAGCTATCAACTTCTTGAGGCAACAAGTGGGAGTCGTTGTCTATTAACACAATGTACTTGCCGTCGCTTACTTCGATGCCGGCGTTTACTGCGCCTATGTAACCGGCTGGCTCCTTCATCCATACGTAGCGAACTTTGACGCCAAGCTCTTCTAAGTATGCTCTAGTTTTATCTTCCTCTTTACACCCGTTAGCAGCAACTATTATTTCTTTGTTGCTCATATCTGTGTAGGCTAGTAATGCGTCGATACCAGGCTTGAACGCATCTTCAAAGTGATTGTACGTTGGCATAACAATGGAGATCTCAGGACGTTTGTAAGAGCATTCTATCATTTGCGTTGCTTGTGGTACGTTTGAAATAACGTGACGATCAATTGTAAATCCAGCATTCTCAATATATCGTTTAAATTCGTGCATGTTCCATTCACGAACGTGGCAAGGGTTCTCCGGAGGACCAAATCTCGGATAGCCTCGAGCCTCCATAAGTTCACGATCAGGAGTAGAGAAAATGATTGTATTAAAGTCTAGCTGCTTGATAAAGTCTAATAGCCGACTAGGATTTTTGAGGTGCTCGATAACGTCAGAGCAAATGATAAGATCATAAGATAACTGCTCAGGCGGGTTACCAGGATTCTCTAAATCTATTCCGACCCATCTTCTGGTAGGGTACGTTTTTGCCAGGTGCGGCAATGTAGCCTCTAGATCGACTCCGGTTGTATCAAATTCTTCCAGGTAACGCATAAGATTAATCCCTGAGCCGCATCCTAAGTCTAATACCGTAGTGTATCCATTGGCCTTGGAAATTTCTGCTGCTCTCTGATACACTTCTACTTGGAACCCGCCTGAGCTATTAGTATCGTCGAAATACTTAGGTTCATTGGTTACGTATGCGCCAGGTAAAAAGACTCCGTCGCGATTGTGCAGTCTCGGTATTCTACCCAACACTGTTAATCCGTTACAGTTTTCGTACTTCTGCAATAATTCCCATTCTCCCTGATCAAGTAATTCTTGTATTGCTGGCCATAGACCTTTTTCTTCTCCAGTAAATTCATCGACATGGCCAAACGTCGTGGTGTCGTGAAAAATTAGATACTTACGTACTTGAGTAGAATGAATCGCTAGTTCTTTATTAAGTTGTTCGTATGTGTGTAACGTGTCTATAAAAAGTAGATCAGTTTGTTCAATGGGCTCAATTTGAATCGTGTTGCGCTCCATAAAGCCAAACTCAATTCTATGCTCTTTAGCAATTGTGTCTGCTGTCCATATTTCACTCGGCACTACTATGTCGTAAGTTACGAGCTTCTTAGGTTTAGCTGCCATAAGAGCATAAGTTGATACACATCCTCTGGTGCCGAATTCAGTAATGTGTTGACATCCTGTTGCGTATCGCCGTATAGTTTCAATATGCTCGTTAATGTCGCTTACGTGCATCTTGCACCATTCATACGCTACCTCTAACGAATCTGGTTTGTTCATAGTTCCATATCTCTCATTTAAAATTTGCTTGTTACGCTCTATTATGTCGCCGCTATCCATCCATCCAAAGGTTCCGCTACCAACGTGGGAAATAGGGAAATCAAAGTGTTTTATTGAGTCACCGAATTTAATGCTTTCGTCTGTTGGGACTTGAACTAACGAGTAACCTGCTTGTTCTGCTCGGATACAAAAGTCGCCATCTTCGCCCATACCAGGGCTAAAGATCTCGTCTAATAATCCAATTTCATCAAATAATTTCCGCGGGATCATAACACACCAAAATGCCATTGCGTGTCGTTCTATATCCTCTGTCGGAAAACTGAATTTTACTGGTCCAGTAACGCCTACTTCCATCCTACCCTCTTTGTTACTAATATTTATATGGGTAGATAACGGTTAGGAAAAACAGCATTCAAATTATGCGTAAGTTCCGTTTAAGGTGTACCAATTTGTCGCTGTTAGAGCAATAAATTCAACAGTAGCTCCTACGTCTAAAGAAAATGCCACTCCGGCGCCAGCTGCGTTAATAGTTGTAGATCCTGTCGGATATACCTTTAATGCGTTTGCTCCGCCATTTCTGACTACGATTCGTAAGCCGGCAGCGGTCGTAGGTAGAATAACTCCTGTACCGGCGGCGACAGTAGTTACGTTATTAAGAGATGTTGTTAGTACAGTTGCATCGCCTTGGACTGTTCCTGCTGCACTCACTGCAGACGAGACACCATATTTTACTGTGGTAGTAATAGTTAGTGCTCCAGTAATATCTATCCCGACGTTGCTACGCACTTTATCAATGTTTATAGCAAATAGGGGGGTTGCATAGGCATTTCTGAATACAAAACCACGGTTAGTGCCACCAGAATTAGACATGCTGAAATACATGTTGTAGTCAGAGGTTGTCTCCCCCGCTATGCGCCCCCCATAAGTAACATCACCTTGGGTGGACATCAACATGCCAGAGGTTAGTGGAGCGTTTCCCCACAAACCAAAACCAAGACTAGCCGTTTGCCCCGATATAAACTGAGGAGCGTACATAACCCCCGCAGCCGTTATAGATGAATTGACAGACAGCGCCCCAGCATTGGACATAGACCCAACAATGGATGAGCCAAACGAGAACAACAATCTACCTGCAGTCCCATCCCACCTTAGAGAAGTATCAACTGAAGTTGCACCAGAGGATAACGAAGGGCCATAACCGAAGTATCCGGGTGCAGTGGTTCCGCTTGATATTCCAAGAAATCCGCCGGCATACAAATTCTTTGCTAACGAAACACCACCTGCAACTGTTAGTGCTCCGGTGGTTACACTAGATGCTTCTGTGGTTCCTTTAAGACTAACCTGGTTAGTTAGGTTAGTTGTGCCTCCGATCTGTAGGTTACCATTGAATTCATTGAGCTTGACTAGTCCAGTATCCAACACCTCGATGGATGGGATACCAGATACGTCATTGACCGCAAATATGGTTCCACTTAGTGAATTTGTAATCGACAGTAACTGACCCGCAGACCCTTCAAACGACAGAGACCCATCAGACGCAGTTCTCAACGTAATGTCAGTCGAATTTCCTGTGCCTTGAAATTTAATGGTTGGATCTTGACCAGCTGTTGTAGATCCGTTCCATGGAGTGATTAGTAATTTACTTGCCATTTAGATACCTTGTGATGTTATATATTTATTGTTCAAATCTAAGCTTCATTGACGAATACACCTGAGATATTTCGGCTGCTGTTAGAACTCGGTTCCACACAGCTATCATGCCTAGATCCATGTTTGATATTTCATTTGCTCCAGCAGACCACCCGTTTATCTGAATCGTTCCGGTAGCAACCGTTCCAGCTGCAGGTGCTACAGTTTTATCAATGTTATCAAAGTAACAGTGGTAATCACCTGTAGCGCCGGTTACTATACCAATCGTCCAGGCGTTTCCGGGGTCAGCAGCATTATTTGTCATCCATCCCCCAGCATAGTACGTGTATCTATTGCCCCCGTGATGATTCATTAACCAGTTAGTGGTAGAAGATGATATTGTTCTGCCCTTAGCGTTTGCACCTAGGCCATTATATCTATCAACTCCTAGTATAGTGTAAGGCAAGGTTACTGACAATGTAGAGACTGTCCTGTATTGTGTATTATCTAATCTCAGTACCCTAAGTGAATTATAAGTAACAAATTCGCCGGAACTAACTCCTGTAACATTATTCCCATTTCCGGTTGAATCATATAGTACTGTCCCTGATCCAGGATACCCTTTTACTGAATTGGGATCTATAACACAAACCAGTCCACTTGTGGGAAGATGTGAGCCTGATCTAACGGTCATAGTCCGTATCTTCCGCGAGATGCATTAAAATTGTTCATGACTTCTGCCGCAGTTAATGCTTTGTTATACACCTTAGTCATTCCGATACTACCATTAAAGAAATACGAGTGGGCGCCCGAATATCCGCCGTATGCTCCTATAGACATGCCACTAGAATTTGTTGATATCGTTCCGGTTAGTCCGGTTTGCTGTGCTACCTGCACTCCATTCACATAACAGGTTTTCGTGCCTGCTCCATAAGTGCAAACAACATGATTCCATGCTCCTGCCGTGATATAGGTTGCTGTAGTAAATGTTAGATCACCTGTGCTTGTTCCTGTTGTTCTAAAAAAGAAGTTCCCGCCAGTCTCAAAAAACATAGAGTACTGAGAATTAACACTTCCTTTCTCAAACAAAAAACCACTCTGAGATGTAACAGTTGGCTTACACCAACTCTCCATTGTTATCGTCTGGCTATCAAGTAATGTGCTGTTAGGCATTCTAATGTAAGACGAGGATGCATTGAACGTTATATTTCCGCTAGCATCATAAGTACAAGCGGTTATATCAGGTACAGTATTTCCTGTCAAGTCGATTAATGATTGTGACGCCGACCTACTACCTACTACAAAGTTTGTAGAGTAACCTAACTTTTCAAACTGAAATCCACATAGGTAAATAGTGTATCCTCCGGTGAGCGTACCCGAATGTAATGGGAACCAATAGAAAGCATCTCCTCCGATACCACCCACTATCCTCCACCTTTGCCAACTAGTAGTATGTGTTGGATTCATGTCTCCCGATGCTGATATGTTGTCTCCTAGGCCGCCTGTGCCAGCATCTCTAAGTAAATTTGAATTACCAAGATTGCTTGACGATGTTGCTGACCCCGGCGCAAGTTTAGAGTAATATGACAAAGCGTAAGTTCCTGCTGTAGTAACAACTGGATACATTGCGAGATACTTATACCCTGTTGTTCCTGTAACAACTTTCATTACTCCAGGAGCGTTAACTGGATTTGAAATTCCTGCAGCATATGTTACTGCCCAAGTGCCGGTTGCGTCAGAAGTACTACCTAATGTTAAAGATCCTCCGCTTCCACCATACTCTGGGTAGGTAAACATATTAGTAGTCGGAGTACCTTTCCAGGATTTTACAGTGTTGCCTGTGTCGACAGCAAACACTAAGCCACTAGTTGATATCGCACCTACAAACTGACTCATACCCCGTACCTTCCACGAAACGCAAGAAAATTCTGAGCTGATTCAGTAGCAGTTAATATTTTGCTGTACACGAGAATACACCCAACAGAACCTCCCAGGTAAAAACCTGCATACTGGAACCACTCAAAAGCAGTCCACGCACTGAAATCTACGCTTTTAGCCTCGAACATATGCCAGTTATTGTCTAGGTAATTAGTCGGTGTATGTGGGTTAGTAACAGTTGCTAGGTCGACGTAGTATGTCGGAGTTCCACACCCTGCCTGGTAATATGCATTGCTACTTGTCGCTCCTAGGTAGACACCGTTACTAAGATTACCTCGGGCCCACATATGAGTAACGTCGTTACTCTTACACCAAATAACTACAGTGCACGACGTAGCTGCTCCAGTTAATGCAGAATTTCTTGTAAAACCTTGAGTAGTCCCATTGAGTCCCCACGCGCCTGCAGTAATAGTAGGGGCGCCGGCGAGAATGTGCTTATTCTTAGCAGTACTAAGGTCGTCTACCCCATACCAGGGACTGGTCGGAGTAAAGGTTCCACTAGACAAAAACGTATGAACTGTATCAGTACCTACAGTAGTAACAGTTCCGCCGGTAGCATTTTGTGGGCCAGGGTATCGAATGATGACGATGCCAGAACCGCCGTTGCCTCCTGCGTTGGTCAGGTTATAGTGGGAGCCACCGCCTCCACCTCCACCTGTATTTGCACCGGCATTGCCGCCCGGTGTGTTTGTTTGCGCGCCGGGAGAACCACCACCACCAGCTGACCCAGCATTGAGGCCGGCGCCGCCGGTGGTTACACCCACTGCACCGCCGCCGCCGCCGCCAATTCCTCCGTTACCTCCGGTAGATAATGAATAGGCTGCACCCCCTCCGCCACCTCCCCAATACAACGAGGTTCCGTTTATATCTGAGAGGACACCAACTCCTCCATGGGGGATTCCGGTGGCACTCCCACCCGCAGCACCAGCGCCCCCTCCGCCACCGGAGTACCACGACGGTCCTCCAGCACCTCCGAAATTGCCTTGCCCGACAGTTCGTCCCCCACCCCCAGTGGCTTTGTAGCAGTATCCTGTCATGCCGCCACCCGATCCACCACTCCCAGCAGTCTTTAAACCAGACACTAAATCTGGAGAGTAGTCTTGGTATGAACTTGCTCCATGCCCTCCACCTATAGCAGTTAAGCCACCAAAGCTAGAATTGCCACCGTCTGTCGCCCCGATGGTGAATGCGTGACTTGCTGGTTGGGGGCCGGCACCATCTCCCCTCATTCCACCACTACCCGCAGGAGCACCCCAGCCACCAGCCCCCACGGTGACGGTCATTCCTGCACCAACAGTGACCGGGACGTTAGTGGATTGTATTACCCCGCCGCCCCCGCCGCCGCCACCCATATCCATCCCACCACCACCACCGCCGCCCACGATCAGCACTTCCACAAACGGTGTTCCTGGGTAGGACTTTGTGTTCGCAGCGTCTAGATTAAGGATAAGGCCGTCTGTAACAATGGACGAGTTATAACTAGTTCCCATTGGTCCACTTCCCTAGAGGACACCCTACCATTGTGGTTATAACCTCATTTGTCTCTTTGCAAGTGTCTAGTTCGATAACTGGCATAAATTTTTCACAAGTTTGACATTCAACGTGTATAACTTTTATCTCTTCAAGCATCTTTTTCCACCTCTAATTTTGGAATATCGACTCTTTCTGCTTGTATTAAGTAGAAGCACGAAATATTTTTATTTACGTGATTTTCGTTACCTATGAAAACTTTATTATCGAAAATCTTATCAACATACAGCTCTTGCTGATACCTACCTGTCGCAGTGAGTTGAACTGTGATAGAGTTTGGATCAACTAATTCTCTCCAATAATCAGGTAGCTCAATTATGTTTGTTGTGGCTTTGCCTCTGATATATACACCATGTTCTGGGCCTTCGAGAGAGCCATACGTTAAGATCATTCCTTCTTTTGATGGGTGGTCAATTCTGAACGACTTAGATATTGCGTAAATTGTTCCTGTCGTGGCGTCGAATGACAACTTATTGGTTGTGGAGTTTGATGCTTTTGGTGTCTGATTTGACCCTGTCGCCGCAACCATAACAGGATATAGCGTTGCAGTCGTTGTATCTACTGTTGCATTGATAGCTGTCGCCGGCCCAGCTAAGCCGCTGTATCCTGAGATACCAGAAGTACCACTTGCTCCTGAGTAACCGGATGTACTTGCACCTGATACACCTGAGTAACCAGATGTGCCTATTCCTGAGTAGCCGCTCTTACCTGAAATGCCTGATGTGCCACTTGCTCCTGAGTAACCTGAGATACCAGAAGTACCACTTGCTCCTGAGTAACCGGATGTACTTGCACCTGATACACCTGAGTAACCAGAAGTGCA